CGGTTTACCCAATCGCCCCACGACCCGTTTACAGTCGTAGACGCCAACGGTGTAGCCGTGCTTAACGGCAAATAACCAAAGTTCAACCCCGTCTGGGTGTTGGCTAGCGAAAACTGCCCAACAATACTGTCGGCAGGCATCACATACCCGTTGCCTTGCATACGGCCAACCGCAGCAAACGCCCCTTCACAAGACACCCGCAAAAAGTCAAGGTTGCCGACACCAGCCGCATACGGCATCCCGTAAACAGCCGTCACATCGTTTATTTCGCCGTACCAAATCGGGTAAGACGTAGCCGTTGAATTAGAAATACGGATGAATGTGCCGGTCACCATCTGGGCAATCGGTGTAGCGAAACCTGTGGGGTAGCGCATCTCAAACGACGCAGTCGAGGCGTTTACCTGATCTAACTGTGCGCGTTTACCAATGTTGATGTTTACAGTCTGAACATTGGTCAAGTTTGTCCAGCTGGTGCCATTGGTGGAGTAGGCAACGGTGTACGACTGCAGCGCCATTAGAAGATGTTGCTCACTCGAATCGGCACAGAACCGTTTTGGCGCATATAGGTACGCAACGCCGAAACGACCGCGTTAGGGTCACCGCCGTTTACATGGATGGTGACGTTGTTGCCGCCACCGCCGGTCATTTGGTCTAGGCGTGATAGCGGGATGACGGCTTCGGATTCGCCGCCCTCGCCGATCATGGCGAGCGTTGGGCCTGTAACGATGCCGCCGTTAGCAAGCATCGGGATGTTCGGTACTTCAAAGCCTTTGCCACCGACACCGGGAACCCAGCCGGGAATCTTAAATGACAGTTTGCCGAACGTGTTGTTCCACGCAGCTGCGATGCCGTTAAAGATTGTTTTAACAATTGTAAACATCAACTGAAACGCTGGGATTGTGACGTTGTGGATGTACCACTTGATAGCGCCGAACAAAGCATCGACAACTTTGCGGAACCCTTCAAACTTGAAATATGCCGCTGTTATCGCCGCGCCAACAGCCGCAATACCGATAGCGATCAGGGTGATGGGGTTGGCGGCTAAAGCAAAGTTGAGCGCAATGATGGCGGCCGAAATGCCAGCGATAGCGCCAGCGATACCCAGAAAGACTTTAGGGTTTTCTGACGCCCAAGTAGCGAACTTGGTGAGGTACGGCAAAATCGCCTCAATAGCAGGCAACAACGCCGCGCCGACAGATTCCTTGGTTTCATTGAGCGCCACCTTCATACGGCCAAACTGACCCGCCGCCGTGTTCGCCGCCTCCGTGGCGGCACCACCCGTGGTCTCGCCCAACTTGGCCATGACCTCCTCAAACGATGCGCCGTCCTTAATTAGTTGGCGGTACTCAGGCGCTAAACGACCAAGGGCGGTCATGTTGCCCCCGTACGCCTTCTCCAAAGCGCTCACAACGCTCTCTAACGGCTTTCCCGTGGCTGCGGCTATGTCCATAGCCTGCGTGGCTAATTCCTGCGCCTTAGTGACAGAACCCGTAGCTCTCGACAACTTCGCCAACGCAGGACGCAACTGATCATCAGCAACACCCAACAACTGACCCTGCGTAGAAATCCAATCCTCCGTGGCGGCAATCTGAGCATCAGTAGCGCCCGTAGTCTTACGCAAATTATTGGCTAATAGATCCTGTGCTGCTGCATCCTCGATAGCGCCTTTGGTGGCGTCAAACAATGCCGCCCCAACACCAGCCAACGCCGCTGTCGCTGGGATAGCGGCTTTCTTAATAGCGAACTGTGCTTTCTCGCCTGCTGTCTCAAGTTGGGCAAACTCTTTGCGGGCTTTTTCAATACCGTTGCCTGTGAATTCGGCAATGATGGGGATACTGATAGCCATTAGCGCAACTCCTTGTTTACACGGTCAATTACCGCTAACACGGCTTTTTCCATCTCTTTGGTGACTTCACCTTGGCGTTTGTAAAGCGATGGGCCAAGGATGCGGGTACGACCGGGTGACAACTGCCCTAGCGAATTACCGAGGCTGTTGGCGTTAGCACGACCAGCACCTTCAAATACTGCAGCTGCCACGTCACGTTGCTCTAACAGAATGACGCCTGTTTTACGGCGGTCACCTTCGACACGGACTTTTAAGCCGCGGACGGCTTTGTTTACGCTGAACGGGAAAATCTTGCGACCGTTGTTTGTCCAGTTGCGGTTCATGCCTGACAGAGGGACACCGAGCGCCTGATAACGCGACGCTGCTTCATCAATGGCTGGTTTGGCGATCTGTGTTGCTTCGGCGGCGAACTGTTTACGCAAACCCGGCTCAATCTTGTTGAGCGAACGGACAGCCTCTTTAGCACCTACTAACTCGGTTCTAATGCTTGCGGCCACGTTTCGATTCTTTCGCTTGTTCGTTTAACACGTCAATGACTGTTGCCAGATCTTGACTGTCAAATGGTATGTGATGAGGCCAATACCCGGTGACGACCAGCACTTCGGCTAGTTGTCTTGAGTAGCTGCCTCTTCGGAAGGGTTTGCGGTTTCCTCGCTTACAACGTCAATGCCGTCAAGTTTCTTTAGGTATTCGTCAAATGACAAAGGCACCGTAATACTTGACTGTTTACACGACTCGTAAGCCAAAAAGGCCAGATGCTCAAGGGCGATACCTTGTGCAAGATCTGAGGCTTTTATTTTGAACTTGCGTTCCATCGCAACGACCGTAAACAGGTTGGTCGTTACCTCGTATTCTTGGCCGTCGTTTTGTTGGACTCGTAATGTGATTTTCATAGTTTCTCCCTACGTTGTTTTTGTTTACGGTGCGGTGACGTCGCGGGCGAAAGTTCCCCCCACCCACGTGCATTCAACGGTACTAAGCTCTGAAACCGTTGAGTTAATCGGTGTAAAGCTCTCGAGATACGCCCCCTGAATCGTGTATTCGGGATTACTGGCCGACTCAGTGGTTCCGCTAGGCGAAATGACAAGAGTGCTGCTCTTGCCGACCATGGCCCACAGTGCAGCTTCGGTTTCGCTGGTTGCGCCCGTACCGCCGTAAGCGAGGAACAACGTCATGCTCACTTCGACCGACTGAAGGCCTGCCACATATGTGCGGCCTGTGTCGCCAAAACTGGTGGACTCGAGCGCGTCGTTTCCGATAGTAAGCGTTACCTGATTTGCTTCAGCACTCAAGTCGTATGTGGTAGCGCCTTGCGTGATGTTGATGGTGGCATTGCCGAGAAATGTAGTTGGCATGTTTTTTCCTTTGTTTAGTTGCGTCGAACGGCCACACGGGCTGTGAGGTCGTAAGTTGGGAGGTCTTGCCCACCGACCGACACCACACCGGGTGCCAAATCAGTAACGGCAATCGCCGAGTTCATTATTTGATCAGCGATAGTCATGAGGTAATCCCCCGCATCCTGGTTACCGGGGGGAGGAGCCAAAATGCGAAGGCGAAGGGTGATGTCGCCCACGTTGTATGTAAACGCCGACACCGTAGGCAACTCGATAAACACCGACATAGGGCGGGCGTTACGCGGATCAGTAACAGGCTTCAAGCCAAGACCCGTCAACGCCGTTTTCACAGCGTTTACAGAATCAACAAGAATGCCCGATGCTGGCATTACGCAACCTGCGCCCTACCACAACCAAGCAGCTGCATAATACGACCCAACGTAGACGGCACAGGGAACGAACCCATAGCGTCAAACGAAGCAAACGAATCCACCGAACCACGCTCACGATAAAGCGTGGCGGCATACATGATTGTTCCTAGTTTGACGTCGGCGCTAGGCACCGTAGTCATCGAGTCGATGTAGCCAGCCTCACGGCGTTTGCGATAGCACCAAGCGTTGCTGGCGCTTACACAAACTGTCACGAATGCGGTGTCGTTGGCGGTTGCCACGTCAATACCGAGCCACGACAACACATCTGAAGCGATGATCCACGACACAGATTGTGTGTAGGTCAAAGTGCCAGATGCCGCCCCGTAGGCCACGTCTGTGCCGGTGTTGGCGTAAACAATTTGGTTTGGGCGGGGAATGTCGTAATCAAACAACAATTCGCCCTCTTGCGTGGTGCCTTCGAAGTAGTACGGCTCTGTAGAGATGACTACTGCGGTGGCGTTGAACCCTGTGGCTGCGACGCCTGAAATGGTGACGGTGTCGCCCGTTTGAACCTCAAGGTCGGTCAGGGTCTGAATGGCGGCGTAGTTATCCGTGCGTTGTACGAACGTGAT